GGCGTTTAGCGGCTCTGGGCCTTGGTCTAGCGGTATCCTGCGAGCCATCTCCTCGCCAAACCGCTCTGCCAGCGCCTCACGGGTCATGTACACCCAGCGCCACACGCAGGTGACTTCTTCCCAAGTACGCGCCTGTGAGTGACCGAAATCACGCCAATGGACGTAATCGGTTGGGGCGCACTCGTACTCAATCTGCTCTAGGTTGGGCGGCGCACCCTCACCCTGTTCAATGTTAGAGGTGATGGATACGCCATCGTCCTCAATGCCGATGGGGGCAACATGCGGCTCGTACCGTATCCATGCCGTGCCACGGCCACCCAAGAACCGATCCTCCACGCTGTACGACATGGTGGAGCGAAAGTCAGGATAATGCTCAATCTCAAAATCAATGGCCCGCTCAAGGAGCATACCTGCCACGCGGCCTACCGGGTCGTTGTCACCAAAGCGTCGGCTGATGTCAGCCTTTGGCAGTTTGGCGTAGACGGCAGGCTTTAGCGTCTGGACGTTTGACCAGAGGATGTTAAAGCGAGCAGCCTCGTTGCCACCCTGCCCACGGCTATCGTCGCGGTAACGCTTAACGATCTTCTTGGTACGAGCCGACCATTTGGCAAACTCGTTGTCGTACTGCGCGATAGTACGGAGATACTTTTCCAGTTCCGGTTGCAGTACGCCTTCCATGATCAGGCCGTGAAGAATCCGACAGCCATAACCGCAAGCCCTGCGCCGGTCGTGATCGCCCACGGGCCGGTAGCCGAGGCGGCGTTAATCTCAATGCTGTAGACGCCGACCGGGGTGTTGGCAGCCATCGTCAGGACGGTCGTGCTGCCGTCCAGAACGCTTAACGTGCTGCTGCCGGTCGTCGTGACCGTAACCACGATGCGATGAAGGTAGTCACCCACGGCACCTACGCCACCGAGTACCTGTGCGGTCTGCGAGGCGGCAACTGTTTCGTAGGGGTAACGATTCGGGCTGACAATGCTCATATCCTTGCTCTCCTTGACGTTGTGCGGTCGTGAACCTGCCACATATCGTTCAGCGTGACTGTGTTCTCTGGCCCCACCATCAGCGGCTTGACCTCTGGCGCTGGGGGCTTGTCAGCGACTTCACTCCATGATACCGCAACCATTCTAAATGCGTCACTAGGGTGTGATGTCCAATCGTGGCGTGGTGACTGACGGTAGGCTTTCTTGTCCTCGTCGTACTCGCGTTGATACTGGCGCAGCGCCTCAATGCCGTCGCTGCACTTCTCTGCGTCAAACCATACACGCGGCAGCATCATGCGTACCGCTTGGATGCCTGACTGCACACCGATGTCAGGGACAACGGCAAGTTTGGCGATGTCTAGTTGCGCCGCCAACTGCTCAATGATGCTCTTGCCGGTCTGTAGGCTCTTGGCCCGAGCGTCGTGAGGTAGGTAGTGCTTGGCATAGCGGTACGGCTTGTTGCGTACCACATCGGCAATGGTATGGATGTCCTCGCCCGAGACGGCGTAAAAGTCTATGACGCGCACCTCGCCACGGGCGACCTGATAGAACCAGATGGCCGTGTCGTCGCGGTAACCCAAGTCCCATGCGGTGTACGTTGGCAGGTTGGGATCGTACGGCACGCTTGTGATGCGGCCCTGATCCTGCGCTTCGCGCATCTCCTTTCCAAAAAAAGCACCGAGGATCGCAGCCTCAAAGCTGCACTCGTACTCCTGTAAGTACTGATCCTCGGCCAACTGCGCTTTTGCGGCGGCTAGCTCTGTCGCCGGGAGAAGCCCGCTGGATGATGCGGGTAAGCGCAACAGGAACCACTCGCTAGGGAGACGAGTGGCGGTATCGTAAATTTCCCAGAACTGGTTTTTGCCTTTCGGTGTACCGCCGAAAACGCACCAACCCTGCTTATCTGACAGGGACGCTCTCAATACGTTCCCGAATACGCTCGGCTTAAAGTCACCGTACTCGTCAAGGTACAGCCCCGAAAAGCCTAGACCGCGCATCGCGTCAGCGTTGTCGGCACCGAATAGGCGTATCTGACTGCCGTTGATTAGCGTGATGGTCAGTTCCTGCTCGTTGATGCTTTGGATGATTGGGTGTGCGCCGTCCTTGAAATACTGCCATGCCACGGCCTTTGCCTGACTGCGGTAGGGGGCGACGTAGCCAAACAACCCGTAAGGCTGCTGGTACATCGCAGCAGCGCGGATCATGTCGTTGACGGCGGCGACCGTCTTGCCTGCGCGACGATGTGCGACAAGGCAAGCCCAGCGTTTAGTGCGCTCATGGAACGGCATGAACGCCTTGCGTGGGCGGTAGGGCAAAATTATTCGGGAGCCATCCATCCGATCTGTACCTTGACCGGGCCGTTGTTCTCGCCTGTAACCTCTTGCCGCGCCAAGTCAGGCGCTACCTTCTTGAGCAGTATTTCGGCTGCCTTGATCTGCGTAGGCGACATTTCGGCCTCGCCCATAGCGTGTTCGTGGAGCCGCGAAACAAGGTGCGTGGCCTTGATGCGTAACTTCCACTCGTCTCGTAAGGTCGTATGTATTTTCCGTGCTGCCATGTCGTTGTTTTAACACAACATTTTGGTTGATACTAGTTGCGTTTCAAAATCTTGACTTTCTTTTCTTCGCCGGGAAACACGACGAAATTTCGGGTACCGCCGCCTTGGCCTCGGCTACCTGCGTCTAGGTATCGGATGCCGGGGATGCCCATGCGCTTCATCACTTCTGACGCTAAAGGAGAAGCCTCCATAAACATTGCTTGATCGCCAAGGTTCATTCGTTTTGCAAAATCAATAACTTTTGGTTTGCCTTGCTCTAATCCTCTATAAATAGCCTTAAACAACGCCATGCCATTCGCGCCGCTTTCTCCAAATCCACCGTACTCCATATCTAATGCTTTTACGGCTTGTGCGAACTGACGAGGGCCATCATCGTTAGGACGTAAATATCCCAGTTCTTTCAAAATTGGAGTTGCAAGTTCGCGTTGCTCACTTAACGGCTTATCCCAATCCAGCATCCGATCTACCATTTCGTCGGGTAGGTCGGCTTTATAAAACGAACCGTAGGTCTCAAAGCTGGGTTTCACCTGTGTTGCAAACCACTTTTGCGTGGCGGGCGACAACTCAGCGGCGGCTTTCTCAACCTCGTCCACCGGGTTGTTCATCATCAGCCGCTCAATCAAGTCCAGTTTTTCGTACTCGCCAGCAGCACGGGCGGGCGGCATACGGGCAGCCGAATCCTGTAACTGGTTGTAAACGGCATTGATCTGCTTGCCGCCAATCTTCATCTTTTCGGGGTCATAAGACAGGCGTACTTGGTAATCGCGGGCAATCTCGGGGTTTTCGGCAAGGTAAATGCCATGCCCATACGCTTGTGCGCCCTCACCCGTGCCGATCTTGCTGGCGTCAAACTCCTCAAAGCGGTGCGGGCTGCCGTGGTAAACGTCAATTTCGGCCATCGGGCCTTTGCCGCGCATCGGGCCGATCATTTCGCCAATGACCTCACCCGCGCCTAACGGGCCGCTAGTGGCTTTCTGGGCGGTGTAGCGCAATGCGTCGGCTAATACGGTCGGGTCGCGCACAATGCCTTTAACGCCCTCGTAAGCGGCTTTAGCCGTGCCTACGGGGTCAGTAACAAGTGATTTGACGCCTTCTAACTGGTTGACCACGCCTTGACCAATGCCAGATGACAGGTTTTCAAGGTTGGTGCGTAGGTCGCTACGAGCCGGTCGGACAGGCGGCAGGTTGTCCGTCGTCGGGACGGATTCCATCATGCGCCGTCGGCGTTCTTCCTCGTAGGCAAGGGCGGCGGCTAGGCGTTGACGGTCAGCGGCCATTACTTGTTCCTGCTGCTGATGGCTTTGGCCTTGGCTCGGGCGTCCTCCTTGCTTGAGGCTCCCCATGCCTTGAGTGCCAGCGCAAGGCGCGTGGGCTCGCCGTTCTTTGCCATCGGCCCCGGCATATTGCCCATGCGAGCGAGGAAAGAGGCTCGGCGTGGATTGTCGCCTGCCTTGACCGGGGGCTTGAGCGTCCCGCCTGTCTCGGCCTTATACGAGGCACGACCCTTGGCGTTTAGCCCGCCCTTGGGGTTCTTGCCTTCGCTACGAGTCCATGCGGCGGTCATGCGTAACCTTTGTTTTCTGGTTTAGCGGTTTTGGCAGCCTGCTTGAAATCGGCAGCGGTCGGGCGTCCCTCCTCGCCGGGGCGCTTCATCCGCTCACCCGAACCGGCTTTGATGCGCTCCTGCTTTGCCAGAATGTTGGCGTAGAGTCCCGGCTTACGGTTCATTTGAAACGCTCCAGTTTGTAAACCAATGCGCTGATCTCGCCCACGATCTCGTCAATTATGTTCTGTAGGTCGGTATCTTTCGGCAGGTCGCCTCGGATGCCCTTCACGAACGTCAGCAAACTGTTGGCATACTCGGCGGCGTCCTTTTGCACCTTAAACCCATCGGGGTAGTCGGTCAGCGGGATGATGCCGTAGTGGCCTTGATACGCCTCGGCGTATTTATCGGCCAACTCCACGATGTTCTCGTAGTAATGGCCGAGTGCTTTGTGGGCGGCGTAACTTGCCGTCTGCAAATGCAGAAAATGCGTTGCTGTTGCCGAGTGCAACAACACGCCAACAAATTCTGCCGCGTCTTTGTGGGACATAGAGCCTCCCGTGGTGAGGGTATTTTAACGCTATTGGTTCGTCAACTGCACTAATCCGTGCGGCAGGATCAGCGCCAGCGTGCTGTCGTCGGGGATGCCGTGCCGCTCCAACACTTCACGCTCTGGCGGGTAGACGAGCATCGCACCCTGATAGGTAAACCGCATCGCATTGGCGACCCCTTTCTCAATACCCTCAAAGTCATCTAGCGCCACGATGCTCTGCGAGTGCAATAAACGGCCAATATGCCCAAGGTCATCGGGTTCCAACCGACCGTCAAGGAACAGCAGGTCAATGGCGGGCTGGAGCTTGGCGAACATATCGGTGCTGCTGGTCATTGGGTACTGGTTCACCTTGAACGGCAGTTTCACATCGTTGCTGTAGTCGCAGGTGTGTACCTCTGCGCCGCCCGACACCAAGGCAAGTGTGGATTTGCCGATGTAGGTGCCGACCTCGGCAACACGCTTTGGTTTATACGCCTGCACCACGGCATACAGACACCAGAACGTCGCAAAACTTACGCTACCTGTCGGTTTAGCGGTGGCACGCAGCGCATCTAGCATATTCAGTTGTTCCACCCACGGTGCTTTCGGGTGGCTTACCACGTTTTCTAGCAGCGTTTCCCAAATAATTCGGCTAGTGCGTTTTCTGTTCAAATTAACCATGTTAGATTTCTCCTATGTCAACCTTTGTGTTTTTCCATGTCGGCGCAGACATCTCCCAGCCGACTGCAATGGTGGCGTCCCTTCGTAAACACAATCCGGGCGCTGAAATCATCCAAGTTACCGACAAGGACACCCCGACCATCGCGGGTGTAACTTGGGCGCACCCTACCGAGGGCAACCCCGAGTACCTGATGCTGTGGCGCACGCGAGCGTTTGCCGCGCTGCAACTTGCCCAGCCAGCCCTGTACATGGACACCGATATGCTGGTGCGTCGTCCCCTGCATCCCGAGTTGCTGCTGGGCGATGCGGTCATTGCCGTGACGCGCCGATCCTTTATGCGTGAAGCGATCTTTAACGCCAAGCAACGCGGTCAGGATTACTCGGAACACGCCAATAAAACGCTGGATGCCGTGTATCCATACATCGGTTGCTGCACCATCACCCCTGACGGGTTTGCGTGGGAGCAGTTGGCCGAGATGTACGACCGGCTGGAGCCCAAATACAAAACTTGGTACGGCGACCAAGAAGTGCTGCGGGAATACGTCAACCGCCTGCCGCCGTTTGTCGTCGCGCACCTGCCAGAACATCAATACGCCTGCCTTCCAGAGCATTTTGGCGAGCATCCGAACCCCGTCATCGCGCATTACAAAGGCAACCGTAAGGCACAGATGTTCACCGACGCTGCTCGGGCTTGATCTGTTCTTCGTATAACATCCACAGGTCGCGTACAGCCGTTTCGGGGTCACGGGCGACGTAATGCTCGCCCCTCGCCCCAAAGACCGCCTT